CGTAATATAAAGAATCAATCTTAATAACACTTAAAGACGGATCATTTTCACGCATCTTATAACAAGCATACTTAGAGCCACAATAAAAAGGATCAAAAGAAAAATCAACAAGTTGACACCATTTTTTCAAAAAGCTAAGTTCTTCTATAATATCACCTCCTTCCGTTACAGTATGCCACAATCACAATTGTTTGTCAAGCTTTCTGCCAAGAAATGTTTTGTATTTTCCTTCAAGACACCTACAACGGTCGACCAAACGTTCAAACGTGTTATTTTCGAGATGAAAGAGCATTTTTTGGACACGATTTTCTTTAACATAGTCAATCCATTCAGGAAACTTTTCAGAAAATTTCTTATCATAAAAGCGAGGAGGCCTCATTTTCCTGCCGTTGATAACAACAAAATCATTGGAATAAACGTCTTGACCATACTTCTCAAGCCAAGCTGCACCAATGCCAGGCCTACGAGAAGCTACAAGAAATTCAGGGGTTCGACCTTTATAATGTTCGTTAGAATTAGAACCAATCTGCTTTTTAACTATGTAGCGCGCGACATAAGCAGCGGCATCAAAGCTAAACTCACCGATAAGATGCATACCGTACTTCCAGATTTTACCAAAACGAGGACTAGTATAGGTATTATAACCATCGGCACGGAATGCAAAAACTTTATCAGACAAATCAATGTTATAAAAAATGTAATGATAATGGGGACGGCCATGTAACTCACCATATTCGCCGCAACCGATAAAACGAATTCCAGAACCAAACTCTCTACGAAGATTCTTCAAAAAAGTTTGATGAAATTTCACCGACAAAGATTTATCAGCAGGCAAATGATAATTGTCAAAAGTACAAGTCAAGAAATAAGCAGATTCAGACATACGAGCCTCATGCACGCATCTAACAGCCCATTGACGTGAACGTTCTAGCCTGCAACCAAGACACTGACCACAGGGAACACGAATAAACCTATTATCAGAAGCGAGATGAGGATTATTAGCCAAAGAACCATAGAAAGCACGATGCTGTTTACCGTTTTTAGTATACGCTCCAACAACATCAGTCATAAGCATAGGATTAAAACAAACCATAACATCACCGTTACAGATTATAACGGATTATAACGGAATTGTCAAATCCTAAATCCGCCTCGCTGTGCTCTACGAAGATTTCTGCGTCTAGGTCTGGATGTACGGCGGAAGAGGCGACGAGAACCTCTTCTGCTAATCCGACGTCTACGCATTATTTATCCCTCCAAGAACCGAAAAAACGAGAAGAACCTTTAGAAGAATCTTTTTTAGAAGAAACTGGAGTAAGAACTTCACTAACATCGGCTTGAAAGTCAGAAGCAACCTTCTTGGCAGTAACCAAGTTAGCGCTGGACTTACCTTTTAAAGCTTCAATCAAATCTACGACTTCTTGGATAAAGGGAACGACAACAGATACGATAAAAGTAAGAATCATGGTAGTTTTGTTTGACATAAAAATCACCTTCCAAAATAACGTTTTCTCAAGAATCCGATACCTTTACCAATAGCACCGGCAACACCTTTACCAATAGCAGGACCCATAACTTTAGCATCAGCTCCAAGGTCACCGAGGGACTTATAAAAGTCACGTTCGTAACCTGCAAGCTCCGTTTGAACATTATCAAAAGCGGCCGCAGAATTTGCACGCAAAGCTGAAGCAGTTGCATTCAAGGAATTGGCATCATACATCTGACCAAGCTTATGAAGATTATCAATTTCAGCTTTCATGCGGTCAAATTCAAATTGAACACGCTGGTCAAAAGTTTTAGTTTTAAAATCAACATCATTCTGCAAAATCTTGTTCTGAAGACCTGCATTAGTAGTATTAGCAGTAGCAAGACCAGCATTAGCAGAAGAAGCTTTGGCATCAGCAACATTCTTCTCAATCTGACTAGCAGAAAGATTCTCAGCTATTTTAGCCTGTTTAGAAGCGGCAGAAACGCCACGAGCCGAACTAATATTGCCAGCAACATCAGACATACCGATACTAGCAGCAGATGCACCTGCAATGCTACCACCAATACCATTAGTAGCGGCAAGAATAGGATTAAGACCAGCATTACGCATATCTTCCATAGCCCATTGATAACGATGTTTATAATTTTCAACATTCCACGCATTCTGTTGAGCTGAAGCGGCAGAATTATAATGACCCTGAACAGCGGAACCAAATATAGAACCAGCTATAGAACCAGCCGCATCAGATAACCAAGACATAAAATCAACTCCTTAGAAATGGTCAACAAGGCCAGGAGTACCAAACATAGGCATAGGACGAACAGTAGTGTACTTGAATCCTATATCAATCAAAAATTGAGGCTCACTGGGAACAGCAATAATACGGCCAATAGGCACATCTTCCTCGATGAATTCAGGACTTAACTTAGGAGCAGTTCTGAAATACTGCGACAAATGCCATACATCAAGATTACCTTTGATATTAGACCTAAATTTTCCGCAAATCACAGAAGGCTTATACCGATACTCGGAATAACGTTCCTGATAGCCAAATACAGAATTATCCTGATCGGTATCACCAGTAGCATAAATTTCCTTAAGAAGAATAGCCTGCTCACCTAAATGGGAAAAAGTGGGCCAATACCAATCGTAAACAGTAGACCTAGTCCACATACGATTAATACCTTGCTGATAAGTCAAGTCAGCACGAGCGCAACAAAAACCGAAAACATAGCCATGCTCAACGAAAGATTTGGTAAAACCATGGAACTTAGCACCTGTAACACCGTAAGCGGAAAGGTTGCCTTGCGGTGTAGTGTCGTTGGTACTAGAAGTCTGAGCGATAGGATTAATGTTCATCATCTTAGTAAATGAGCCTAAAAATTCAGGACGTTGCAATCTGGCATCAGGAGATACAACGCCAAAGAAAGAACGTAAGACTTCTGTGTACCGACTACCGCCACGAGCAAGGCGTTCGTAGAACTTCTGCATCTGGAAAGCAGTACGAAGACTGTTAATGGTAAAAATAGAAGATGCATCAAGATTAGCATAAGCATTGGAAAAATCAGAAGACATAATACTAAGAGGGGATATGTTAGTAACAGAAGCAGATTTAGAGCCTTCCCAACCTACAGTTGTTCTAGGCTCAGAACCGGAACCATTATAAAAATTTGTATCAAAAGAAATACTAGAAACAGGAATATTGCCAACAATAGGGATATTTTTAAGACCTTCAATAGGAGCTGTACCAGCTAAACCTATAGAAACGCCGGGACCTTTCTGGGTCCAAGGAAGGGCAGAAGTAAAATAATCATGGCGCTTACCACGAGGTGGACAGGGAAGATAACTTTCAGGAATTCCAGAAAGCCATTCAGGTTGTTCAGAAACACGAGAACCATCAAAAACCTCGTTGGTATCACCTTTTTGAATTTTTACAGATTTCTGCAAATTTTCATCTCTGAACCACTCATTCCAGATAAGATAAACACCACGGAAAGGGAGAGCGTTGATACCAGATATGGTATTAGGAAGACCTGTAGGAAGACCAAAATAGTCCCAAAGGGTACCTACACCATGTAAGGTGTCGTCTGGCTTGCCAACCAAAGAAGTGGTAGGGCAAACGTAATCAGTGGAATCGTCAGGGTCTTCTTGTTCAAAACAGAAGTTTTGCCAATGGTTCCATACAAGACGGTTTGGCACAAAAAAGAAGAACCAATCAAGGTAGATATTATCCATGATAGGCTTTACAGGGGTAGCAAGTCTAGAAAAATACTTAACTCTTAAACTGGAAGTGTCGCCAGGCAAGACCTCGTCAACAAACACAGGAATAAGCTTACCTGAATCAAAGGTAGTCTTATAAACGTGTGAGCGGTCGAACTTAGTGCGACGCAAATACATAGCAGGAGCATCTGAAAAACGATGACCTTTAACACGGATTTTACGTGACATTTTAACTCCTTTCAAAAGTGTAAACCTTAAAAATAAGACTAAAGAAACATTTATTAAGGTTTAGTTTAATTTTGCGTCAGTCGTGCCAGTTACATCAAGTAGGTAACTGGCACGACTGCCGCTGTTTTTATTTTTTTTCTTCATTTTCTCCTAAATTGTTACTTTCATTATTATTTTGCTTTTCTACGATAGAATCTTGTACTACGTCGGGAGTATAAAAACCGTATTCCTGAAGCAAATTTAAAGTTTCAGGACGATTCAAACGTTGCACAAATTCCATAGGGTCATGGTTGAATACCGCACGAAGTTTCGAAGGCAAAGTGTAGAATTCTTCACGAACGCCAGAAACAAGGTCAAGAGCAGTTTCGTAATCGCCAGGAAGCGTAGCATCACCGAACTGGAGATACTGGTAAATATCAGTATTGCCTAAATCAAGCGTAGAAATGCCTTTCTGGCCATCGCAATACTTATTGACGATATAATTGATGTCTGTTTCCTCTTTCTCGTCCTGTAGAGTAAGTGAGGGCAAATTAAACACCTTTCCATAATGATCATGGGATTCAATATCATCATAGGGAGTCTTGAATTTCAAAGTTTCACCTCCTTTCGCAGGCGCCTAGACGCGGCGAGCGTAGCAATGCAAAAAAAGACGTTCTCTATTGAGAACGTCTTAGTTTGCATCGCTCTTTTTTATTTTACTCCTTTTCAGGAGATTTTGCAACATAATCACGAGCTTCGCCTATAAGTTTTGGCATTACGGTGTTAAGTTCATCATCGCTAAGGTAATAGCGACCATCCATATCACCAATATTGCCAAGATAATAGAGAGCAAAATCATCAGGATATTTCGAAATAGGGAACTCAGGATTATTAACACTCCCTTCAAAATTACGAAGAGCAATTAAATCGTTATGAGCAACATACGGGGGGCTAAAAGATTCTGCTTTCTTATCATAAACTGAATAAATTTTCATTTGAAACCATATTCTCCTTTTTTAATTCATAAACACGCAAGACACGGGAAAACATCAAAGCAGTATACTTAGGAAAAACGTAATATAAAGAATCAATCTTAATAACACTTAAAGACGGATCATTTTCACGCAT